GCCCTTTCTTTATGAGAGAGAAACCCTCTCCACCACTCCTGACTAGGGAGAAATGATCAGTCAATGATTGTTATCTCACCGAAGGAAAACACCCCGGTGCCGCGTGTAGATCGAAATTTTCTCATATCCCACTGATCCAGGCGCAATGAAGTACTTGGAATCAGCCCACAATTTCCCTTTTGAGGATTTCGCAGGTGGGTCTTGGCACTCACCTCTAGCATAGATGCTAAAGCAAGGCAAGAGCGGGTCACCAACATGATGCCGGAAATCAACCGGCGAGACATGACGGTAGCTCGTGAAAAAACAGCCTTCCCAACCCAAATCCGCGGGTAGCGCAGTGTATTTCCTGCGTTTTCCCTTCGCATCCACGCCATAATAAATAACGTGTTTGCGAGACGGATTCCAGTCACCGATAAGGTGACCGTCGCCATAACCATCTGGACCAAAGATGATCAGGTCTGGGTGCAGTTCGTTCCGTACGAGGGCAGCGAGCGTAAGTTCGCCATTCCTCATATAGAAGTTATGCAGGGTGAAGAGGCTTTCAGGAGACACCAGATCGCTCTGGTAATACGGCCTGATATCGATACCTTCAAAGTAGTCCCCACCACAACTCTCTCTGAACGGGCCTCGCACATACGACTTCTTCGAGTTAATCGTGAAGCCGCAGAATGCGAAAACCAATTCAGCTAAGGGGTAGGCCTCTGACGGGATGACTAAGTCATCTCCATAGATGCTTAACTCACCGTTAGGGAGAGCAAGATACCGTAACACGGACCACGCGAGAGCATAAAAAATAAGGCTCTCTAGTTCAAAGGTGAAACTCGTACCCATGGTAGAAAACTTTTCCATGGGTATAAGCAACCCCTCGAAACTGGTGGTGGATGTCCGCCCTAAACTCAGGAGGACAAACCAATCTTCGGGTAAAAGGAACGCAACCATCTGTGTTGCAATGGTGTCGCTCGCAGAGGAAAAATCTACAGTAGCAAGATGATCAGTCATGCTACCCAGCTTCGCAAGGCCTTTATTCCGGCTTTGGTCGCTAAGATCGATCCCTGCCCTACGTAAACGCTTACGGACAGCTTTGCCAACTCCTTGCTGAAAAAGTACATTCAGAGGTGGTTGAACATCGATTGTCCTATACTCTTCAGCGTTTTTGAAGACGAACTCTAATCGCCCCGGAACTATCTGCACGTCCACATCGGCAAAGTCTAAACCGACTTCCGTAGCGTGCAAAAGAGTATACGGGGGCACCTGGGACAACAATCTGTCCACAAAAGGCGCGAGCTCTTTACTACAAGCGGGAGGAGATCCGAGCTTAAATCTATGCAAGGCCTCCTTCTTTTTTGATAATACAGTTGCCCCGGGCCCAAAGCCAAACTCAAGCTCGTCGAGTGACGGCGCGGTTCCTAAGATGTTAGCTATTTTTCTTCTTGCGTCCGTCAAAATGAGGTCGTAAGGGTATCCCATAGGAATACCTAGCTTATATCTACAAAACCGGTCATTCACTTTTCGGCATGTGACTTCAGTACGCGCGAACTTCCTAAAAGCATTCAAGGTTTTTGACTCAACCCCCTCCACTTTCAGCGGCTCTAGTTTTTGGAAAAACGCTAGAGCTTGTCGAGCATGGATAAGAGTAGAGACAGAATCTGAACGCTCGTAGGTGATTCGGTAATCAAGTAAAGCCCTCCAATCATCAGTGTCAATAAAACGACACAAATCTTCGGAGAAACGGCCTGCTTGCACTGCGTGAACACGGGCAATCTTTTTAAGGAACTTGAGACTCTTCGCATAACTCAATCGATCCAACCAACCAGCACTTTTTGACATGGTCTAATCCTTTCTTCGGAAATGGTGAAGGCTCCATCATAATGCTTAAACCCTTGAAGTGCAATTAAGCACCCGGGAAGAGCAGATTTATGATAGCGTACGGAACTACATACGCGGATGAGGCTACCCTGTAGGTGTCGGCAGAACCAGTAACCGGGGCAACTTGCCCAGTGGTGGAACCGCCGCCAGACATCAGGTGCGCCAGCATACGTGTTAGTTCAGCACGGGTAGCGTCAGTACCGCTAGGAGATAAAAAGAAGGTCACCGAGACGGATTCTTCATCCACCACGGTAGGACCAGCTTGAACTCCAGCGGCGTTAACGGTACCAGCAGGGATCACGGCCATAATTGGCTTGATGATTTTCACATTAACACGAGTCTTCCCGTTCTTCTGTTTCTCGAACTGAGATTCGATGCGACTCTGCCCTGCCTCTGTCATACCTGAAACATTGGTACGCCAATGAGGAAAAGGCACATCGCGAACGGGAAAGAATACTGCATCCGTGTTATCGCTGTCTTTGCGAAGTAGAATACTAGTCATTGCGGGCATGTGAAATGCTCCTGTTAACAACGTGAAGCTGAGTAAGAAAGGAACCCAGCAGACCTTATTGCAACGTGGTCACTTAAACAAGTTTCTCATCAGCGCAATCGCATTAAGCGTTCGCTGCGAGTTGTTGTAAAGTTGGCTAAAACCACGAAATTGTGGGAGAGGTACAGATAAGGAGGTGACGAGCGGACTGCGCACAAATGTTCCGTGCTCATACGTCGTACTTCCACCGAACCTCGGGTCAATTGCAATGCACCGACCACTCCCCCTATACTTTTCCGTAATCTCGAAATGACCCTTTAGATGAGGGATCACCGCAAGATTAGAAAGGTAAGTACCAATTGGTACGAACCAGTCGACTACGAAACTGTATGGAGTTAACTCATGCAGCACGGGCAATAGGTCAGTTAGACCCAGAGACCGTGCCGCCGACAACTCTTCCTCCATCACGTAGCGGATGCGACGTGACACGCTACCAGAAACGGGACAAGAGTACAAAGAAGGACTTTGAGAGCCTTCGAGCACCACAGCCTGCTTTCGAGTAACAACAACGGATGAGCGTCGGGGAGGATTTGCCAGAACCTCCATCGCTGTCGCAGCAGCCTGCACATCGTGAATAAGCGGAATCCACCCATAAACTAAACTTAGGTGGGCCCCCGCGATATCTCGAGTGGTAAGCTTCTTTCTTGCTGCGCGTATATCTGCACCACCAACACTTCGAGGTAAAAATCGAAGTGCTCCCTCTAGATCCCCGCGTTTTAGGGACCTAAAGATGCCTGCAAAGGCGGTGGCGGTTCCAACGACTGATCGTGCGACTTCCCCACTCTGACCCAGGAATACGCCGGCATTAAATTCATGCCCCCGTACTGCTGAGGAAAGTTTATCGAGGAGACGCAGTTGAGAGTCGTCAGTGAAGCTGGGAATCGGAGTTCCGACGCCCATTGCCCAGTCACTGGGATCTGGATCGACAGTACGACGTTCCACTTCAACCGTATACTGATTCCACGCAATCTTGTTCGGGTCATCAAGACCATTCCAAGCTTTGTAAGTTCCAGTATGGTACGGATGGTGGACACCGCCTGTAATCAAGGTTCCAATAGTCATGGCTAAGCTTCCTTCTGTAGATACACCAGGGCCAATTTTTCGTCTTCTCCTTGTGAGAGATGATATCGGTTGGCAAACCACTATCATAGCTGTCTACGACAGTAGAAACACGGTCCCAAAAATCGGG